TCTGGAAAGCAAGATGCCCTGGATCGCGGAAGAAGTGAACCGGCGGCTGGGAATCGAAGCACCTGCGGAAGAGAAGCCCATCTACCGGGTACAGGTTGGTGCTTTTGTCACCAAGGACTTTGCGGAAAGGCTCAGAGATGAGCTGCGGGAGGCGGGCTATGCTGACGCCTTCGTCACAGAGGCGGGAGGTGATACCAATGGGTGAAGGAATCCTCGCCGCCCTGATTACCGGCGGCTTGTCTCTGGTGGGTGTTATTGTCAGCGGTATGCTGACCGCCAAGAAGACCGAGACGGCAATGAAGGTAAATCAGGCCGTGACCGATACCAAACTGGATGAGTTGACCAGAGAGGTCCGTACCCACAACAATTTTGCGCAGAGGATGCCTGTGGTTGAGGAGCAGATCAAAGTTATCAACCACCGCATCACTGATCTGGAAGCGTACCACAAACAACCTGTTAATAATTAAGGAGGACGAGAAAATGATCAACTGGAAAGTAAGAATCAAGAACCCCGTATTCTGGGTGCAGATCGCCGTGGCAATCGTGCTGCCCATCCTGGCCTATCTGGGCCTGAGTTGGGAGGATATGACCAGCTGGGCGGCCTTCGGCGGCATCTTCCTGGAGGCCATTAAGAATCCCGTGATCCTGGCATCCGTCATCGTATCCGTCTGGAATGCCATCAATGACCCCACCACCAAGGGCCTTGCCGACAGCACTCGGGCGATGACCTACGACAAGCCCAACTGAGGAGAGCCTATGGCAAAAGGCGGAATCCTCTGGAATGCGGTTATGGTTGCCGACTTCCGCAAGATAGCTTGCCTTACAGAGGATGAAGATAAGGTCCTGGCAGCCTGGGCAAAGGGCTGGAGCAATGTAAAAATGGCGGATAAGCTGGGAATGTCGGACAGAACCGTCAGCCGCCATCTGGAGAGCATCCGAAAGAAATACGATGAAGTGTGCATCTATTCTCCGCTGCTTCCTCCTCGGAAATGAAAGAAACCCTCCCCGTAAAAAGGGAGGGTTTTTCTTTGCCTTTTGGCGGAAAGATGGCGGAAATATGGCGTGATATAGGCAAATAGACGGCGAGTTGAACCCCTAAAAATTTAGTACAGTAAAGGTGGATCGGGGAGATCCCCGGTACTAATTTTAGGAGGATAAAAATATGGAAATCGAGAGAGACAATAACACCCGTGGAATCGCAACCGGTGGCCTTACGACCGGTATCATCGGCACCGCACTTGGTGTCCTCAACAATGGTGGCCTGGGTAACATCCTGGGCGGCGGTTGGGGCAACAACTGTGGCGGCGCAATGTTCGCTTGGGAGCGGGAACTGTCCTGCAAGGATGCTGAAATCGGCAGTCTGAAAGCTGACCTGGCTACCGACCGGAAGATCCTGGAGCTGTACCAGTATGTTGATGGCAGAATGAGAGGCATCGAGGGCCAGCTGGCACAGCAGGCCGTGGTGAACGCTCAGATCAGCGCAAACCTGAGCTGCCAGCAGCAGGCTATCGCTACCCTGAACGGCCTGACCAAGACCGTTATCCCCATCGCCAGCATCTGTCCCGAAGTGATGCCCCGCTACAACAGCTTCGTGACTCCCACCACCGAGACTACTGCGGCAGGCTAACAGCCAGAGAGGAGGGCGGGAAACCGCCCTCTATTCTTTATAGGAGGTAATTATGGCTTCTATTCAACAGATCCAGAAGGGCGCTGTGCGGTTCGTTGACAATGAGATGGTTCCGGCATTCGTTGGGGCAGAAAAGATCCTTGTCGGCGGAGCTGCGGCTCTTATGATTGCTAACATGGAAAGTATTATTCAGCAGTACGCAAGCCACCCGATGGTTGCAATGCTGGGTGTTTATAAAGATGGGGATGTAAATGTCGATGCGCTGTATCAGGCGTTTGCTCCCAGAATTGGAACCGAAAAGATCCCTGTGAAGTTGCCGATGGTCGGTACCCTGAAGGTAGGCAAAGCTGAAATCGACAAACTCTATCAATACATAAAGGAGGCGTAAGCCATGATGCATATCACAAAAGCGAATATCGAGAGTGAAATCACAAAAATGCTGGAGCACTCTCCTATGACATTTGATAACCTGGAGCGGTATGTTCTGCTGTGCAAGGCAATGAAGTATATTGACCATACCGACCGGGAGTTTACCGAGGCGGATGCCAGAGAGTGGGTCAGCCACATGGACCCGCCTGCGAGGTGGACCATGGAGCAGACCACCGCGGTCATGAAGCAATACGGCTACAGCTACAAGCCCTGCGTATTTTACGCCGTGATGAATATGCTGTGGTCCGACTACGGCAAGACCGTCGTGAAGCACGGCATGGACAACCTGGACTTCTGGGTAGATATGGCGCACGACTTTATTGATGACCATGATGCCGTGGATATGAAAGTGGGCAAATACTGGCGGGACATTGTGAAGCGTTAAAAAAATCCCTCCTGATTTCTCAGGAGGGATAATTTCTTGCCACGGTTATCCGCAAAAACTGGGATGTGACAATTACTATTGGTACGGCGAAACTAGTACCGAGAGTTATTGTCACTCCGTCTTGTGTGGTGTCGATGTGGCCAGTGGGGTCGGAGTCCAAAAGGGTCCAGATGGTGATGGAGTCCTCAGCGACTTCCACACGGTAGACGATGGACATTAGGGCGGCATCTTCTGTGTGGATGATGTAGTCCAGAATGTCACGGAGGCGATTCTCTGGGATGGAGGCTGCGTCTACGGACCGCTTGATGGCGTTCAGGTCCGCGTTTATCTCGGCTTTGCGCTTTTCCAGGGCCGTTATCTTTTCCTTCAGGGAAGGGCTGGAGAGCCCGCTGAGGATGGCATCGATGGCATTGTCCAGCTGCTTCTGGATCTCCCGCTCCTGCTCGATCAGGGCGGCAAGGCGTTCGACGGAGCCGACTGTGATCTGCTCTGCCTGGTCCCGGAGAATGCGGATCAGGCCGTTTACCTCGCTGGGGGAGCCGAGGACATTTCGCAGGGCCTTGGCTACGACGCGCTCAAGCTGGTCCACACTTATGGGAGAGGCTTCACAGTTGTGTAGCCGCTTTTTTCCTGTGCAGCGGTAATAGTAATACTCGCCCTTGGAGGTGGAGATGGTCATGGCGGACTTGCAGGAGGCGCAGAATACTTTCCCTCGGAGGGGATATTCCCGGTTCTTTGGAGGTCTACCGCCCTGCTGCCGCTTGTTCTGAGCCATCCGCTCCTGGACAATTCGGAAGGTCTCCTTGTCGATGATGGCAGGGATGGCATCCTCTATGCGGATGGGGTCCTCGCCGTCCTTGGCGTGGGTATTCCGGGTCCCGTCCTCCCGATAGGGGGACTGCCCGTAGACCAGAGTGCCGATGTATTTTTCATTGTGCATCAGGTCGTGGAGGGAATTGGAGCCGAAGGCATTTCCCCGCTTGGTCTTGATTCCATCGGCATTCAGACCGGCGATGATGTCACGGTAGGAGCGGCCATCTGCGTACTCCCGGAAGATCCTGCGGACAACGGCGGCTTCCTCCTCGCAGATCTGGAGTTTGCCGTCTACAACCTCATAGCCAAGGGCGGGTTTTCCTCCTGTGTATTGACCATTCCTCGCCATGAAGCGCATCTTCGCCATGGTCTTCTGGCGGGATTGCAAGGCCCACATCTGATTGAAGAGGGCGGAGCTGCCCTCCATCAGGAAATTGGCAGGGTCCCGGATGTCCAGGCCCACCAGCGGCTGGGTGACGGAGATGATCTTCACTCCTAGAGATGTCATCTCCTCCCGGAACAGGAACCAGGAGGTCATGCGGCGGAAGAGCCGGGACTGGTCATAAATGACCACCATGGTGGCCTCTCCCAAGCGGAGACGGCGCATCATCTCTTCGTACTGAGGGCGGGTCTCCTTCATTCCAGAGACCGCTTCGTCCGCAAAGACCCCAAGGACCGGGACGGCGTGCTGGGCGCACCACTTGGCGCAGGCTTCCGCCTGGACCTCGATGGAGTCCTGGGACTGGTTATCTGTGGAATATCTGGCGCAGATAAATGCGCCCGGGATTCTTTTTGTCATATCTTTTCCTTCCCACAAACTGACTCTGACAACTCTTGCTTAATATTCTCTTCAGCCCAAGCCGGAACGTATTTTTTGAGGTGTTCTTTACTGCGGCAATACTTGAATGAGATATACTTCATCTTTAAGAAAACCGATTCTTCCCAATTACATTTACTGTCGCAAATAAAAACATACAAAGACAGGAAAAAATATTCTTCCTCCTCGCTCTCGCTACTTGGAATCAACGCTGCGACATTTCCGGAGAAATAAGATTTTGCAAGATGATTGCGGAATGCTGCGAGAATATCATGGATTTCGTCTGTGTCTTCCAGGCAAAGCCTGCATTTTGTATCAATACCAATGGAGGATTGGGCGCGGAATAGACATCGTGACAATTTTGCTTCGGGTGATTCTCTGGACATAACGGATCTGTTGTCGGAAACAGACCACGCAACCAATTTGCATAGTCTTCGCACTTTGGCCAGCTCGATCCATTTTGATGCGGCTACGATCAAGCACAGTAAGAGCAGAATGATAATTGGTATGAATACTTCCATAAGCATACTCCTCTTCCTACCCGATTTATTGGACACATAGTGTTCTATTATATTATCGAACGAAAGTTCTATATAAACAAGCCGCTTACCCAGGTCATAAGGCGGTCGCCGAAGTACCGGGCCGCGCCGCTGTGGCTGAACATCTCCCGGACCCAGCCGATGTCGCTATTGGTAACATCCACCAGGATCACGATTGCGAAAAAGAGCACAAATATCAGGTTAAGCGTAAGAGAAAACTTCAGCCAGCGGTTCTTCTCCGCCAAAAGCATATTGAAATGGGCGGTGATCCGCTTGATGCGCTCCTCATAGGCACGGCCCCGGTTTTCGTAGACGGCGATCAAATGGGAAACCATCGGGTCTTTCACGTTGGCGGAGGGGGCGGCTTCCGGCTGCTCCGGGTGGTTGCTGAGAGAATATCCCACAGCCGCAGAAAGGTCCAGGACCGTCTGTAGCGAGGGATTGGGGGTGTCTCCCCGGAGAATGCGGTCGATGGTGCTTTTGGGAACCCCGGATGCGTCAGAGAGCTGCTGACTGGTCATGCCGATCTCTTTTTTTCTCCGGATGGCATCA